AGCTGCTCGCCGTCACGGCTCTACTCGTGGCGTGTTCCTCGCCGGCATTTGCTAGTGTGGACCCGCCGCCGCAAACGTCCAGTCAAAATTTCAACATCCGGCGCATTTTCGGCATGGAGGCGCAAGAAAAATCCTTCGAAAGCCTGAAGCCTCACTGGCGCGAACCCCGCCGAGAGTACCATCGTTGGCGCCCTGTCGCGCATCGTCACCACCATCACTATCAGCGCCGCATTTATGCGCGCGCGGCGGCGGCAGTGGCCCCTGAACCCGATCAGGGCTTCAGCCTATTCGGATTTCGCTTCTACACGCCCACGGCGTCCCTGGGCGGCGACACGCGGCTCCTGCAGGTCGCGGAGCGTTACGTCGGCGGCGGCAATTTCACCGGCTTCAATGGCCCCTGGTGCGCGGCCTCCGTAGGTCTGTGGCTGCGCGAGGCCGGCTATTCCCGCCTGGGGTCGCTTGCCGCCGTCTCCTACGCCCACTATGGCCGCCCCAGCGCGCCCAGGGTTGGCGCCGTCGCCGTCCTGCCGCATCACATTGGCATCGTCGCCAAAGTCTACCCGAAAACCAACAGCATCCTGCTGCTGTCGGGCAACCACCTGCACAATGTCGGCTACGGCATGGTGTCGATCCGCCGCATCGTCGCTTTTCGTCAACCCGTCTGATCATGGGGGCGGCTAGATCCGCCCCCGCCCAAAACGAGGAACCCAAACATGACCCCTGAAGAAATCGACGCCATGAGCGTGTTGCTTGCTCATAAAGCTTGCATGGATCAAATAGTCGCCCACAACTTGATTACTGGGGTGCTCGAAAAGGTGCAGCCCATACCCAGAAAGGCCCAGCCTGTCATCTATTACGACACGCTGGAAGAGGCCAACATCGCCCGCCAGCTTGAGTGGACGAACAGCGACAAGCTCGACCTGTCCTACTTCGGCAACGCCGCCGCCGGCGAAATGGGCGAAGCCTGCAATGTCATCAAGAAATTGGAGCGCGAGCGCCTTGGCCTCGATGGCTCGCGCGCCACCGTTGCCGATCTGGCGACAGAACTGGCTGACGTGGAAGTCTACGTTTCGCTGATCGCCATCAAAGCCGGCATCGATTTGAAGCGGGCGACCGTCGATAAGTTCAACGCCACCAGCAAAAAGCTGGGGTTCAAAGCGAGGCTGCGCTGATGGCCATGACCAAGGCCGAAAAAGCGGCGTTTGACCTCATCGTCAAACAATTGGACGAAGCGCGCGCCATGCGCTTTCGCGATTTTACGCTGTTCAGGCTGGTCCCCAGCGAACTGCTCCAGATCGGCTGGGCTTTCAACCAGTACAATCGGGAAGTTGGCGTCGGCTGCTTCAGGGCCGGCGCCCACAGCTACAGCAGGACCGACAGGACCGATTCCCAGGGCACCGGCGGTCCCTGGTACGCTAGCAAGGCGGACGCTTACAGGGCGCTGCGCGTCGAGATCCAGCAGAATTACGCGGAGATCCTGGCAATCGTCGACAAGAAAATTGAAAATGCTCGAATCACTGAAAAAGTGGAGGATCAAAATGAGCGGTGACTTTTGGGAAGGGTATGTGATCGGCGCCGTATCAGGGGTGTGCGCCTTTGCGATGCTGGTGGCGCTATGGTGAAGAAATTAAGCTTAAGCTTGGCTGTAGCAATGTGGAGCGCCTCGACGCTCGCCGCACCCTACGTCTTGCATCGCGTCAAGGCCCGTCACAATGCCACGGTGGAGGCCTCGATGCTTTTCAACCCGCGCCCCGTCGCGACATGGAAGGCGCCATGACCTGCAATTGCGCCGACGACATGAACAAGATGATTGCCGACAACAACGCCAGGCTGACCACCGCCTTCCGTGTCGTCGACGGTCATCTGATCGTGATCCCCACGCTGATCGCGAGCGAGAAAATCATCACCAGCATGCGCAGCAAGATGCCGCTGATCGTTCCGACATACTGCCCATTTTGCGGCGTGAGATATGAGAAAAAGGCAGATGACGCACAAACGAATTGAAATGAACACCGACGAGATCGCGATCCTGGCCCTGTGGAAGGCCGGTCTGACAGGAACGCAGGCTGGCGCAAAGCTGGGGAAAACCAAGAACGCGATCATCGGCGTCATATCCAGGCTCCGCGCTCGCGGCTTCGACGTCAGTCGGACCGGGGGCGCTGTGCCGGCGCCCAAAAAGCCAAGGCCACCCAGACCGCCGAGGACGCCCAAAATGAAACCAATTGCCGCGCCTATTGCGCCGCCTGTCCAGGATCGGACGATCATGGGCCTGACGCCCTTCACCTGCCGATATCCGTTCGGAGATGCGCACACGCCAGAAGGCGTGACCTACTGCTGCGAGACGGTCGAGAGGCCAGGCATAACCATCTACTGCCGCAAGCACATGATCGCCTGTTACCAGACGAGAGCCGCCTAGACGCCGGTGTAGATGATGTGTTGCAGGACGAGCGTCGGCTGCAGGATCGAGAAGGCGCTGCCGTTGCCGGTGTTCGTGAGGCTGGCGTAGCCGGCGTAGACCCCCAGCGGGACAGTCTCGTCGCTCGACTGTTTATCGTGCCACGGCCAGCCAGAACCGCTGTAGCCCACGCCTGGCTGTCCGCCCACGCTGCTGTCGGGGCCATTGGTGAAATGATGATGCGGGTTCTGGGCCAGGTTGTGCCCGTGGCCGTAGTCATAATGCGTGTGCGATGGCAACTGATCGGTGGTCAAGGCCAGATTCGCCACGCCGCCGACAGCCGTCATCCCCCACCCGTTCAGGCGATTGGCGCTGCCTAGCGTCCCCATGTTGTCTGCGCCCGCCACCACGCGCCCTCGCAAATCGGGAATGGCGAATGCATTGGAGCCATTGCCGCCATAGGCGAAGCCAAAGACGTTATAAAGCGGCGTATACTGCCCTCCGTTAGCGTACCTATCGAGCCAGCGGCCATCGCAAGCCATCCACTGCGGCGGCACATAGCCGCCAGACCAGACTTTGATCTCACCAATCATCGCAAGCTGTGACGTGGTGCCGCTCGCGCCGACAAAGTAAAAAGTGTGGCCGTCGCTATGAACGTGAGATAAGACGCCCTGCGGAACAGGCATATAATTATAGGTGCCAGTGGACGTGACGCAATTTACTGCAAAATTCCCGCTGGTTGCGTTCCTGATGATCCAGTGGCCCACAAGACCATCGGGAAACACTAAATTAACCGCCCCTGCAATAGCTCCGTAAATGACAATCGTGGAGCACAGGCAGGACAACGAGGTGGCCGGATCGGTTGATCCGGTTGGGTACGCATTGGTCAAATAGACGTTGCCGGTAAAGGCAGCGGCGTTGACATATTGCACTCCTGCAATGGCCTGATCGATGGAGCGCCAGTCGGTGTTTACCGGCACATCCCAGTTCGGCGTTCCCGCAGCCGGTACGTTAAGGCCTTTGCCTGGCGTAAGTTCAACCATGACCAGATCCTTAGATAGCCGCCTGCGCGACATGGAGAGCTTTTGCAACCGCCTCGTCTGGCTGGTGCAGGATGCCCGCAGTATGCGCCTTTTCTTCGCGCTTGGCGCGCTCGTGCGCGGCGAATAGCCGGTCGACCAAATGCTGGTGGCCTTTCACGGCGCCGCCGCTGGCGCGCCTTGGGTGAACCGTCAATTCACGAACGGCGTTATCGCCCCGCTCTTCCGGAAGCACAGACTGCTGGGCGCCCTGATACACAGTTTGCAACGGCTCGCCAAGCCTCGCCGCGCGACCGGCAAGAATCGGAACTGTTCGCTGTAGCGGAGGCACGTTCCCAAATAAAGCACCGGCCCCTCCAATAAGGCCCGTGACGGGGTTCCCTGAGTAGATCGAGTGCGCCAGCATACCCAATTCGGCAATGTTCGGCGCCCTGCCCAGCTTACTCCCTTCCGCGAAGGTGGCCCCAGCCACCGCATGCGGGATAGTGCGATCATATTGCGCTAACTGGTCGATCAAATCACGACCGCCGGGTGTTTTCTGCGCCTTGAGGAACTTGGCCATCTCACTTGTGGCTGCAGTCTTAGACCCAGTCCCAAGTGACTTTTCGAGGGTGTTGAAATTATCCTGCATCGTCTGCCAGCCAGACATCAGAGGCTCGTATTCCGGCGCATGTGCTATCAAGGCATCGCGAACTGCATCGCGTACGCTATGGACCGCAGTCCGCGCTTCAGGATTGGGCGCGGCTTCTGCAGCATCGTGCAGCCGCTGCTTTAGCTTATCGATGCCCAGAAGTTGCGCTCCGGGCGCCCCTGGCGGCAGCGCATCATGCGCGAGAACAGCTTGATATGCCCTAAACATTGCATCATGCGCGGCTGGGTCGAGAGCTAAAGATGGATCTCCCATCTTCCGAGCATTAGCTCGAATAGTGTCCAGCGCATCAGTCAAGTCCACCGGACCCCTGTTTTGTGCCGCGACGCCTTGTTTCGACTGCGCCCATGTGTTGATTTCTTCGTCCCTCTTCGCCTTCATGGCATTGCGAACGCGGGTTGATAGATCCACCGGACCTGCATCGCCAGTCGCAAACGATTTGAAATCATTGAGGGCCTGGCCGCCCTCCTTGGCGGCTTCAAAGCCCTTGGTGTAAGCATTGTATGGCTTGTCAGACAGCCCAGCCATCGTCGCTTTCGCCACTGGGCCGCCCAACTTGGTCACTCCCGCCATGCCAGCCTGCACCGGGTCGAACATATTTAGCGCCTGGCCGGTCTTGCTCGCGGCGTTGCCGGCGATCTCAAGACCGCGCGAGACGGCGCTGCCTGCTTGTGCCGCACCCGACAGCCCGCGCAAGCCAGCGCCGGCGGCGCCGGCGACAGGCGCATATGACAGTGCAAGGTTGGCCGGGTGCTCGGCAATCTGTTCCTTCAGGCCTGCCGTGTCGCCGCTGGAGACGGCGTTCCAAGCTGAAGTATAGGGCGCCACAGCGCCGCTGAACGCCGCTTTATCCTGTGGGCTGGCCCCCTCGTAAAGGCCCGTCGCGCCAGCAGCGCCGCGCCCCAGCGACTTTACGCCCTCCCACGTATCGCCGTAGTTCGCGACGGCGTGTGGAAGCGCCATAGCGACGTCGCCCATGTCGCCAGGCAACGCCTTGGCGCCTCTGCCCAGGACATCCCACCAGCCCATATTGGCGTAGTCGGGCTTCGCTTCCGGCTGCTTCGGCTGCGTGGATGCAACGAGCGGTTCGTCCCTATTGTACACCGGAACTTTGAGAGGCTCGGTGGTGGCGGCGGCGGCGGCTCCCCCAGTCGCGGGCGTCGCGTTGTCATAAAGGGACTCGTTTTTGTTGTACACTGGAACGGGGTCAAACTTTTCAGTCATAGCTCACGCCCTCAGTAGAAATAACGAACCAGGCTAGGCGAGTAGCCAGTCGGAACTACCTTGCCATTTGCATCAGTAGTTTGGGAGATGAGCTTCTGCGCTTCATCCTGAGACAGCCGCCCAGACATGATGGCTTCCATGACCTTGGGCGCTTTCAAGAGCAGCGCCGCAATCTGATGCTGCTCTGCCCCCTGCCGCTCCTGACTGTAATGCCTGCGGTACGAATCATCGAAGTGCGTGAACGTCCCGCCATAGCCTTCCGGACCTTTGGAATCGCGCCACACGCCCGCATGCGCCGCCCGATCACGCTCGCGCTGGTTTTGCGAAAAAACGCCAGCCGTCAGTTCCGCCATCGCGGGCTTGGTCAGACCCATGTTCGGCAGCGCGGCCATGAACGCCTGGAGCGCCGCATTGGCCTTCTGCCCGCCTTCCCTCGCCGCCATGCTGCCGAGCCAGACTTGGCTCTTTTCCAGAATTTCGCGAGACGTCGCGCCAGCGCCAAAATTTGGATCTGAAATGCCGAGGCTGTGCGCGATTTCGTGCATGGTCTTGACAAAAGGCGCCTTCCAATTCTCTCCTATGCCCGGACCTTCGGCCCCGGTCAGCCCCAGACCCGTCGCCGTTGCGGAACCCATCGTCTTCAAAGGCTTGAGCACGGTATCGGCATTGTTCCCGCCTTCAATCGCGTCTTTGTAGATCGCTTCGCCAACAGCTTTCCTGGCGCCCGTGGCCGCAAAGGCGTTTTCTTGCGCCAGTTGCTTTTTGTCGTCGTCATCGAGCGTGTTGTCATAATGCGGTCGCGCCACCACGGACGGATCATAAGGTTTGGCGGGCGGCGCCGGCACAGGCGCGCCAGAGATGGGGACGTCACCAGGCCTGCCAGCAGGCGCACCGGTAATCACCTGTCCTGGCGCTCCAGTTCCGGCTTGCACACCCCCTGGCGCATAGATCTTGGGGTTATTCGCGCCCGCCGCTGGGGTGTCCTTTATGCTGCTGCCAGAGAACGCCGCAACTTCTCCAGCCGTCGCGAGGCGCCGGCCCTTAGCCGAAGGCCCGCCATTCAGCAACTCCATGTACGGCACGAGCTTCAGGTCTTTCGCCACCGGATCGAAAGCCCACGCTCCGGTGATCGGGTGGCCGTCCGCTCCCGTCATTTCTTTCAAAACGCCGCCGCTGTTCTCGATCAGTTGCCGCTGCTCGTCCGCCCTGCTGACAGCCGTTCGGGCATCGACACCCTTCGTCTCTGACTGCTCTCTGCCGAGGTCGGCCTGGTCCTTCTGTTCCTTCGACCACGCCTGCGCGCCGGCACCCAGCCCCTGGAGCATCGCGGCGCTAAGATAACGAGACGGCGATGAAGCCATCGCGCCGACGCCTGACAGCGCGGGGATAATCCAACTGCGGTTCTTGCCGAACCAATCGCCAATGCCTCCCGCAGCATCGCTAATGCTTGAACCGACGTCGCCGTCTTTCGGCGTTGGCGCAGGCGCCGGCGCAGATTTTGTCGCTGGCGCCAGCACGTCTTTTGCCGTGCGCTTGGCGTCCGCAGCCGAAGTTTTAGGGGCGGTTTTCACCAACGCCGGGGCGCTAAGATTTGACGCTGTGTCAGGCGCGCTTACGGGAGGGGGAGGAGGGGCAAGCGGAGCGTCGCCGTCAGCCAATGCAACAGGAAGATCGCTCATTATCTCACCCTTCCTGATTCGACCAGTTGAGCCTCGCGGTCACGCCGCTCTTTGTGCAGCTTATCGCCAGGGAGTGCGCGCAGCGCCGCCGCGATAGCCTGAAGGTTTCCCGACTTGATTGGGCCGATTAATTGCGACGGCATGTGACCGGCGTTGTACACCGTGGCCGCGAGCGCGTCTTGAGCGTTCGGCGGCAAAGCGCCCCAGGCCTGTGCGCCGACAGCCTGCTTTGCGCGCGGGACGAACTCTGTCATCACCCGCTGGCGCAGCGTGGCGTAGGAGGCCTCCGGAGTGATGGTGTCGCCCGGTACGACGTCACGCATTTTCCCGTCCGCGCCGGGGATCATGTGGGTGCCATAGCCAATAGCCCAATGCCCCCCGCCGCCGGCGGATTTATCCCAATACACTTTGTCTCGGAAAGCTTCCTCTTTTCCGAGAATGCCTTGAATGCCATGCTGATAGGCTTCTGCCCAAGGCCTGCCCTGCGCCATCGCGAAGGTCGTTCTCGCATCCGACGCCTGCTGGCCTCCAGCAAGACCAGTTGCGGACATAGGCGCGGTATCTTGGACAGTGGGTGCAAGACCTCTTGGCGAGGGGACAGAAGGGCCTTGGGGGCCGGGATTGGCGTTGTCGGCGGCGCGAACGGCGTCCACAGCGCCCATGCCTTCGGTGGATTGCTTGTGGCCAGGGTTCAATTCGCCATGGCCGTAGACGGGCATGTTGGGATTATTGTACTGCTGCCGCATCGCATTGGCGAACTTGACCGCCGACGCTTTCTGCGCGTCCGTCAGATCGTTGTTGTCCTTGGCGATCATCTCGATGCCAAGAGTGTTCTTGTTGCTCAATCCTTGCGCGGCTGCATCTTTGAACTCATCGGTCGACCGAATGTGCGCGCCTCGCTGCCCGTTCGGCAGGATCTGAACGACGGTGCCGTCTCGATCCATAACGTAATTCGACGCCAGGCCGCGCCCTGCAAGCGTGTTGATGACGCCGTCAGGGGTGCCGCGCCCGCCCGTGTGGTGGAAGACGATGCCCTGCGGCCCGCTGTCGCTGAAGTTGCCGAAATAAGGAATGCCGGCCTTCTGCGCGCCGGCTGTGCGGTCGAGGAAATTGCCGATGTTCTGGCCCGCTCCCGTGATCGCCTCGTGCGTGTCCCGGAGCGTATTTCCCACGCCTGCCACGGCGCCCTTGGCCGCATCCCCTAGGCCACCAGTGATGTGTTCGACGCCCGTGACTGCGCCCCTAGCCGCATCCCCTGCGCCCGCAAGGCCATTGCTGATCGACTGCGGAATGCCGGTTATGAAGTTGCCGAACGCATCAAGGCCATGCCCGATATCGGTTCCGATCTGGCCGAGGCCTTTACCAATGCTGCCAAAGAACTGGTCGATGGGATTGCCATTGGCGTCGGTCGCCGGCGCAAGGCCAGGCGGTCGCGGCGTCGGGACCGGCGCGCCCGTGCGCGGCAGATCGACGCTGCCTGGACGTGGAGGCGGGGTAGGCGGCGTTTTGACGACAGGCGCCACAGGAACAGGCTTGGGTTGCAGATTCGGCTCAGACCCTATGGGGACAATGCCGCCCACGGGTTCAGGTTTAGGCAAATGCCCATCCACGGGCATCGGATCTTCAAAAACATGCGGTGCTTGCGCTTGCGGCTGCGGCAGGTGTGCGACGTTGAAGCCGCTCTCATCCTGCGCAGGCATATGCGGCTCCGAATGCGCCGAGGGCATCTCAGTCAAGGTCGGAGAATTGTTGCTGGCGATTGCGGTTCCGTGCAAACCTTCGGGGCGAATCGGCGCTGTCAAACCTTCTTCAGGCGACATCCGCTCGGTCGCCGTGGTGTCCGGATGGCTGAAGAAGGCACCGATCTTATCCAGCAAACCAGGTTCCGCGTTATCGGGAGCGGCTGCAGGCGTATCGGGCAGGACGAGATCGCCGCCTTCTCTGCGGCGCCGGCGGCGACCGCCTGCAACCATCAGACCGCCGCTAGCGCCGGCCAGCGCCTCACCCGCGCCCATCACGGCGCCAATCGGGCCGGTGACAGCGCCAACGCCGGGGATAAGGGAGGCGAGGCCCATAAGCGACTTGGCGGCGCCCAGCGCCTGACCGGCTCCGCTCTTTCCAGGGCTTTGCGTTTTGGGCGGATCAGGCAGTTTGAAATGCGACTCCTTGTCCGGAATGTTCATCTGGGTCGTGTCTTGCGTGGCGTTCGGATCGGGGGTCTTGAGCACGTCTGCGCTGCTGTTTACGCCGCCGTCCGTCGCGTAGCCGCCGCGCTCGAATCCGAGGACGGATCCGCCATGCGTCGGGTCGTTGTAGCCGTTCAGTGTTCCGTACACGCCCATGGAGCGCATCAAATCGCCCTGCGCTAGATAAGGATTGTCCCAATCGGGCTTGAACGACATGCCGGCCTTCGCCGCTGCATCGCGATCATCCTGCTGGATCCTGTTCGCAGTTTCCTGCGCCTGCACGGCCTTGCCCAGGCCCTCCTGATACTGAGCCGTCGGCGTGACGACATCGGCAACGCCCGGCGCCGCGAGGCCCTGAGACGAAGCGACAGCAGCAGGCGGCGCCGCAGCAACGACGACAGGCTCGCCGCCGCCGGCCAGGCCGCCACGGTGCATGAAAAAGCCACCGCGATTGCCGGTGATGTGTTCTTCTTTTCCCGGCTCGCCCGGCGCGGCTGCGGCAGGAGCACCAGTCGGCGCGGTAGGAGTGGTGGGCGCGGTAGGAGTGGTGGGCGCGGTAGGCGCAGGAGCCTTGCTCTTGCTGGGGAAATATTTGTCTTTGGCGTCGCCAAGCGTACTGCCCAGACTTGCGACTTGGCCGGCTGTTGACGCAATTTGCGCCAATGCAGGTTCCGGCGCTTTCGGCGGGGTAGGCGCATTCGGCAAGCTGTAGCGGGCGCCAGACGCCGCTGGGACGTGACGAGTTTTGCCGCCGTACAAGGTGCTGCCTGCACCCTGTTGCTGGCCTTGCAGCCCCGCCATGTGCCGCTGGCCGATAGACTGCCAGGACGGATCGTACATACTGGCGAAGCCGCCGAGATCAAACCCTCGCCCTTGGTCGAAATCGGTGACTACGCCACCGCCGCTGGCGCGCGCCGCTCGATCATAGTCGACGGTCTTATAGCCGCCAGCAAGGCCCACTGCCTCCGGACGCTTTTTCTCGACCTCGTCGGCCATGAAGCCAAGGCGGGTCAGTTTGGCGGGGTCATCCTTGTAGTTGAAGCTATGGATCGGCAGGCCGTTCTTGGCGGTGCCAATATGCTTGATGTTCTCCTTGAGGCGGCGATCAGAGAACATGGGCGCCGATTGCGTGGAGTTTGTCGTCTGGCCCGACAATGAGCCGGTGCCTTCTGCGATGTTCGCCAGAAACTGGTTCACCTGGAAGGGATAGGACTGCTGCTGCTGGAATTGGTTGTAGAGCGAGGTGAGGCCCGCCTGCTGGGTCTGCTGCTGCACCTGGCCCGCGCCCATCATCGCCTGCGCGCCAGCGAGGCCCGCCTGCTGCTGCGCGCCGGCCAACTGGCCATACTGGCCCGCGCCAGTCATCATGCGTTGCAGGTTCTGTTGCTGCGCGCCGAGGTCGACGCCCTGCTGCTGCTGGGCCGTCTGGAGCGCCGTGTTGTAGCCCTGCTGGAGGATTGGCGCCATCGCATTGCCATAGGCCAGCGCGTTCTGCTGCTGAAGGTTTGCCGCCACAATGCCGCTGCGGTCGCCACCAAAGGCGCCGGTCTTGATGGCGTTGCCCAGTTGGCCCGACTGCGCCGTCTGGGCCTGCTGGTTCATCAGAGCGCCCATTTGATTGGTGACGTTCTGAGTGTACGGGTTCATGTATTTGTTGATCTGATCGGAGTTCAGATCCCACGGATTCGCTGACCCCATCGCGCCTTGCGTCATGCCCATCGCCGTCTGCAAGCCGGGCTGCGCGGCGTTGGCATAGTTCGCGGTCTGTTGGAGGCCCATGTTCTGGGCCGTGGTCATCGGCGCGACGAAGGCGTTCGGATCGCTCGAATACTGCTGGAAGGGCGTTTGCGCCACTTGCTGCGCATTGGCGTTGACCGCGTTATAGCGCGCCAGGACTTCCGGCGGTATCGTGACCTGAGACGAAGCCTGCTGTGTCTTGCCGCCCATGACGCCTACTCCGCAGCTTCTTGCTTATGGCCCGTCTTCGCGTTCCAAAGCCAATAGGCGCCCGCCGGCGTCCCGAAATGCCGCTCGTAAAGTCTCACCTTACCAGCAGCGCGGTGCGTTGACAAAATACTGATTAGTAGGGGTAATTCGAGGCGCACGGCGGCGTTCTTAGCGAACTCGCACAAATAACTGGCGCGCCCCGCCTGGTAGAGACTTCGCGATGTGGCATGGCGAAATTCTGGCCGCACATAAATGGCGCGTTCGCACAGAACTTCCTCAACGCTATAGGGCGTCGTATCCACGCGGAGCAGGATGCCAGCCTCCAGCATGCCGCTGTCGCCCTCGACCACGCCGATCACGCCATGGTCCCAGTTCAAGCTGGCCCACACTTCTTCCAGCACTTTCCTCCTGCTCACCGCAAGCAGGCCGTTTTCTTCCGCGCACATGGCCGTCAAGTCCATGAAATTATGCACGTCGGCTGGTACGCCGTATCTCACTTGTATATCGCTCATTTTCCTAGTCCTGTTTCGGGCCTGGCAACTTCGACATCGTCTTGACGATGTGGCCGCGCATTTGTTTGACGAAATCATCGAGGACGCGGTGACCGCGATCCATGTCGCCATCGCCCGCCGCCGTCACCTCTTCAGGCGTGAGCGTGTACTCGCCACCCGCGACCACGACTTTGACATCTGAGCCGGTTTTTCCGCCTTTGGCGTGACCAGCGATTGATGAGCCATACAAGCTTCCCAAGTCGCTGTCGTAAGGATTGCTTCCTCGCCCATACGGGCCTCCTTTTGCGTCGTAGGGCTGCTGGCCGGCTCCACGAGGCAGGCCGCTAAACATCCGCTTGATGTTTTTGAAGCCGGCGTTGGTGTTGCCTTCGCCCATGCCACTGACGACGTCGGCAGGAATGACATAGCTGCCGCTCGGAACGTGAACAGGCAGGTGATCGGTGCGGCCCGCGACCGCGCTGTGGATCGGGCCGGTGTGAACTTTGGCTGATTGCAGCAACCCGCCATCGGCCCGCGCGCGCCTCGCGACATCGAGGGCGATAGCGACCGCCTGTTTCTGCGGTTTGCCGGCGCCCATCTCCGTTTTGATATTCTGGCTAACAGCCTCTTTGGACCCTGATTTGAGCAGTGGCATATCAGCGTCCTCTCGCCTGGTTGCCGGAAGCAGACGACTGGTTGCCCGCCGCCGATCCGGTCGAATAGGTCACAGTTACTGTCTGGCCCGTCCCAGGGACGACAAGCAGCCCATCATTGAAAGAAGTGTTGATAAAAAAGGAGCCGACGGTCATCGGGATCGCGGCCAGCCGGTGGTTCGGATTATTGCTGTTGCCCGCATCGATGGTGTCGTAAATGACGCCGGCGCCCGTGCCTGCGACGATCACGTTGATATTGGCGAGACGGCCAGCGCCGTGGACAATTTGCGTTGAAGCCGACACCGAGTTCGACACCTGGGAACCTTGAACGCCGACATAAGCCCGCGCTGCGTCATTGATCGCCTGCGCGATGTTTTTGGCTGCGGAGAGAAGGTCGCTCAGAGATGCGGTCATCAGTATTTCCCGTCTGGCGCTGCACGATACCGCATGCCGCCGAGGCGCCAAAACGATCCGCGATCATTGCTCCCAAGGGTCACCTGCATCAATCGCCCGCGAAGACGCGGCGTGACGTATGTCGATCCCACCGTGAAGGCAAAAGTGTTCGTCATCAGCGGGTCTTGGCCAGGAAAATCCTTAGCCGTGAACGTCAGATCAACCGTCGCATTCTTGGTGACGCCATAAGCGCCCCACTTCATGTCAGGCCATATCTCATCGACGAAAATCTTGCTGTCGCCTTCCGCCATCGCAAAATAGCCGGTCGCAAACCATGAGTGCATTGGCTGGCCGTCAGCATCGGGCGTCCGCTCGTGCTGGAACAGGCGGATCTGTCCATCCTCCGGGCTGACGCCCGCGCCCATCGGAGCGCCGAGGACGCTCTGGTTGACCCAGGCCGAGCGCGCAATCGTGCCATAATCCCAGGCGTTCAGCACATAGTTGAATTTGACGTAGGAATCGTTCTCGTGGTTTGGGGAATTGACCGAAGTGAAGAACCAGGAGATCTCATTGAACATCGAGTTAGGCGCGACCCGGATATTGTCATAATAACGGCGGTCGATGCTCTGAAAAACGATGTCCCAAACGGGGCACGGAACCGGCTGGACGCCGCCTCCCGACAGCATGAAGAATTGGCGGTGGCTGATCCAGTAGACCACGCCATTGACCGCCGCCGCCCCCTTCTGCGCAAGCATGCCGCAGCCAGTGCCGAGTTCATTGAAGCTGTAAATGTAAGGCTGGCCGATATACTGCATCGTCCAGATGCCAATGTCGGTCCAGAGCAGGCCTTGCTGCGCCGCCTGGAGAGCGCCGACGATCTTGGAGCCTTTCGGGATGCGGTATGAGCCAGCCTGGTTGGTGATCGTCGCCGCCCACGTCGAGTAATCGTTGACGTCGCACCAGCGGACGAGCAGCGGGTCTGGAATGCCGGTGAAGCTGGAACCCCAGGCGATGATCTGGCGCTGTGGCATGCCGACGAAAAAGCCGTCATTGCAGGGCGGCGCCTCCGCGATCACCGCGAGCACCTTGGCGCCCGTTTCATCCTCCCACTGGTAGATGCCAGACACCGGAATGCCATCAACGATGGCGTTCTTGGGGCAGGCGAGCAGGATGCTGCCCCAGTTGTCAAAGTTCCAATCCGTGGCCGAAGCCGGCGTTCCTGGCGCTGTCGGAGCGCCGCCGCTGTTCAGACCATAGCCGCCATCACTGGGGTGACTGCCGTAGCCGCCCGCGCCGTAGCCGCTGATGATATTGCTGGGGGCGCCGCCGATATTATAGATCAAGCGGAAGTTGCTGCCGTTCGGATAGGCCGACGCGCCTGACGTCGCAATCTCGTTCGCCAGGATGACGAAATGATCTACGTCGGTGATCCGCTGGATCTCGTACTCGCGCGGCGAAAGCAGGATGTTGGCGACGGCAGTGGCGATCAGCAGCGGGAAGACGTCGCCAACCACGTAGCCGTGTTTCGGCAGCGTGACAGTGATTTCATAGCTGTTGGTCGCCGTGGTGAAGAGCGGCGGAAGTGCGGTTGTCGAACCCGCAGTCGTAGCCGCCGCCTGCGGCGCGCCGAGCACCGTGCGCGCGACAATCGTGTAGCTGGTGAAAGACGACGTCGCGTAGACCGCATACTGCCCGAACAGAACGAGGCCGCCAACGGCGACATGCGTGGCGAAATAGACCGAATCCGTAGTGTGGATCTGGTCGAGCGACGGATCAGTCACGGTGACGAACGGACTGCCGGCCACAGTGGAAACCAGGATCGTGGTGTTCGGAGCGTCCGTCTGTCTGAACAGCGGCGTGAGAGGCAGGGCGCCGCTGGGCGTCGAGGTCGAGAAACCTGTGGGCAGACCGGTGATCGGATTAAGCTCATCCTGCGCCCGCAAAAGCTCGACGCCGCCTGTGCCCGCCATCCCGACAGCCACGAACTTATCGGTGTCGATTTCCTGCCACACGAAGAGATGGCGCACGGCGTAATCGAAAACGCCGGTGTAGAAGCGCGTCCAGCCGCCCAGCTTTTCGACCAACCCAAGGCCCGCAGGATCTTGCCTGAAGCGGATCTTGTCGCACTCCGAAATGCCAGCCATGTTCAGGACGGGCGTCTCGTTGGTGTTGACGCCGGGTTGGACTTTAAGGACTTGGTGCGGCATGGGTCAGCCCTTCATATTCGCAGGCGAAGGAGCCTCGCTCGACCCCGGCACCATCATGAAGCGGCGCCGCATTTCCTCCACCATCGCGCCTTTCAGCAGGGTCTGGTACTGCGTCTCGTAATTGATCGGCATCTGCGGATCGGAGCCAGCCGAACTGAAATTGCGCTGATACGCGCTCAAGAACACCATGCTCGCCATCAGCAAAAGATCAGGCATCTGGCTCGAAATGAAGGTCGTCCCAGTGCTAGGCTCGGAGTTCTTTTTCATGTACAGCGAGGGCATGCGCGCGGTGCCTGTGACATAGGCTTTATATGCCTGGTCTGGCTTCGGCATGATGGAGTAAATGTGATATGTGGCGCCCGCCGGATTCAACTCGCCGCCGACAGGCGTGAAATATTTAGGGACAGCGGTATAGTCGGGATCAATGTAGACGGTCTGCCAAAACTCTTTCGACACCGGCGTCAGCGCGGAGAAAACGGTTGTGTCGGTCACCCCCGCGAGAGTGATGTTTTGGACGGTGACGAGATCATCGAAGGGGATGTCCAATTCCCAGGAGCCATCCGCCAGCGCGTAGGAGCGCATTTTCTGCGACGCCAGATGATTGAGGTCGCGCTGGATGCGAAGCTCCGCGTAATTCAGCATCTGCGGGACGACGCTGTCGAAATTTGGCTCAGTGAAATGCATCACGCCGCCGCTGTCTCCTTGCGTTGGAACGACGGCAAGGGTCGCAATGGCAGAGATGTAGCCATTGTAGGTGAGCGGTTCGCTGATCCCCGTCATGACGGCGGTTCCTTTTTAACGGCGGCATCATCAATAGCATTGCTCGCCTTCAAGATGAATGGCAATGCGACCGCCCAAATGCTTAGGGCGGCGAACAGCACCTTCTGGATTTGCACGATATGTTCAGGCGTGACGAGAACCCCCGGCCACTCGATGGAGCCGTTGGCTGCGGCAGTCAGGACGGCAACAATGACCGATCCATTAAACACTGCTTTCCGCATCTCGAATGGCGCCTTTGAATGTCCAATAATAGCCCTCGATGGTCGAAGCCTTGTCGAGGCCGTTGATAATCTTGCGGGCGTTGTATGGGTCTTCCTCGCCCTCTTCGGCGCTGAAGAAGTCGGGCAGGCCGACGCCGGTAAACCAGCCATCGATCATGCCTTCATAAAGGATCACCGCCGAGGTTTCCTCCTCCAGCATGCGGTGCGGGTATTTGACCATCGGCACATTGCGGTCGAACTTCTCCTTGAAGACGGCCTCGCCCTTCTCGTAGTTTTCGAGCCACGTCAACTGGACGTGGCCGCGCCCGTAATAGGACTGGCCGTAGGGACCATCCGGGTCGGCGTAGCTGTGGCCCTCGCCCTTGCCGTATTCCTCGATGGGCTGCATGGTCTGCGCGCTCTCGTGGTAGACGGTCGCCAGCCCATAGGACAGCCACATCTTGCCGTCGCGCGGGTTGGCGGCGGCATAGTCGGCCTCCCAGATGTTGAGCAGATTGTTCATGCCGTCCACCTGAGACTGCGCCATCCCGCCGCTGAATAGCTCGTCACGGACGGTGTCGAAGAAAAACTCGCGGTCGATTGTCATGCTCTTGCCTCCAGCGCCTCGATGCGCGTCATTGCCTCTTGCAGCGCCTTGGTCAGCGCCGCGATTACCGTCCACGGGTTGGGCGCCTGCAACATATCCGGCGCATCCTTGACGCCGGTCGCCGCGTCTTCAGTCAATATCTCCTGAAGCTCGTGCGCGACAAACCCCCACCGCTCCTTGCCGTCTGCAACAATCAACTGCTCTGGGTCATCTCTGCCGCCTTCCGCATTGCGCGTACCTTCCGGCGGCGTGTAGTCCTGCAATTCGTAGCTGATCGGCTTCAGCGCCTTGATGCGGTCCCACATCGACGGCAGCGCCGCCACATTCTGCTTGACGCGATAGTCGGAAATGAACTGAACGTAGCCGACGAAGGTGCCGCCAATGCGCCACTCTACGTTGGCGCCGTTCCAGAAAGTTGTGTTGATGCCGCCTTGGGCGCCAAACGGGCCTTGACGGCCATAAAAACCGCCAAGAATGTCACACGCACCAGCATTGTTTATTATAGTGGTACACCTCATAGTCACACTTCCCATAGTGACTTCTGATGTGCCGCCACCATCAAGACCGCGAATGGTGAGATTTCTGTACTGACCGCCATTTTGAGCGGCATCGCAAACATTTATGTAGTTTTCAGCCCCACCAGACATATTGGTCATTTGACCGTTTGATGAAAAAATTCCGCTACCTTGGCAAACACCAGTAGCATAGAAATTACTATTGACGTTCAGTTGTCCAGTTATGGTGCAGCCGCCGTTTATGGTGGTGTAAGCACCATTGCCAGCAATCGTCACGGCGCCACTTGACATATTCCAATAAAATGGACGATTCCCGCTCCAAACTCCGTATGCATCGTTAGTGTTAGTTGACATCAGATAGCAATTATTAGCGCCATCGTTGTAAAAACCAGCGCCGTAAGCATTGTTTGCCACTCTTAACTGAAATCCGCCCGCGTCACCGCCGCTGGCCTGCAAGCCGTTGCCCGCACGAATCGTGGTCACGAAAGACATGCCGGTTCCGCGACCAATAACAAATGGCGTATCAACGAACGTCCCGGCGTCGTTGAACCGGGCAATACTGAAATCGCTGCCGCTGTTGGCGCTTTCGGCAGTCTGGTTGCCCAGCGCGATTTGCCACCGCCCAACGCCATTGGTTGATGCACTTATGACATTTGACAGACCGCTGGCTATTTTGTTGATATTAAGTCCGGGCCATTGTCCCGCCGTGCCATTTATAGTTAAGCTGCCATCATTTACCGACACCCCGCCGTTTGCGCGACTGATCGACAGCGGGGAGGTGAGATACACTCCTGCGTCGTTGTAGCGATTAATATAGAAATTGGACCCAGCGTTGCTGCCGCCCTCCGCTTCAGCCGTTCCCAGCGTCACATTCCAGCGGCTCAACCCACCCTTTTGCCCAACGATAGCAGCGGCGTAAGCGGCGGTTGGTTTATTTAGAAACAAAGTGGCGTCATTGGACGCTGGAGCGACTATTGGCGAGGCCGTAAGTGACGTTTGCCCTGTGGCGCGAGAAATTGCAAACGGCGTGTCGAGGTACGCGCCCGTATCACTCGACCGCTGAATGTCAAAATCAGATCCAGCGTTGCTGCCGCTTTCTGCCGTAGTATTGCCAAACTCCACGGCCCAGCGCGACAAGCCATTGTTGTGACCGGTTATGACGGCGGTCTTACCCGATCCAGCTTTGTTAAGCCTGATCGCCATGTGACCATAAGGCGCAGTCTCGAAGGTTGATGAAATGGCCGTTGCGCCATTGCCGTTGTGGTATGCATAACCACCAGCGCGGAGGATGGTAAACGGAGTGCCCAAATACGCACCCGCATCGGTATAGCTGGACACGGAGTAGTTAGACCCAGCGTTGCCAGTGCTTTCCGCAGCAGTGTCTCCTAATTGTTCCTGCCAGCGGTTGGCACCGGCGGTCTGCCCGTAAATGGAGTTGCCTTGTCCACTGGCGGTTTTGCCAAGGTATATGGCCGGATTCGGATAATTTACGATGATGCCCGCTTGAGCGTTCAACACCTGAGTGAAATACGCCCAACCTGTCGAGCGAACTACCTGAAACGGCGTGTCGATAAAAACCCCAGCATCAGTGTATCTTTGCAACCCAAAATTAGACCCGGCATTGCTACCACCTTCGGCGGTAGCATCGCCAAACATCATCTGCCATCTGGGGCTACCCACCGTTGAGCCGATAATGCGAGACGTGCCACCTGACGCGCTTTTACTCAGAACAACCGCTGGATTCACACCATTGGTGTAAGAAACTTCAGTCGCCGCCACATTGCCGAAGAGTGTCAGGTTTTTGTTGTTGTCAAAATTAGCAAACTCAGTGACGCCATTGCCGAAAGCAATCGGCTTGGAGCTTCCGTTGCCAAGCTCAAAATAGCCCATCTTGGTGCCGTCTACTTGACGGTAAATCTGCCACTTGGCCGTCGTCCAGTCAGATCCTGCCGACGCGCGCTGGATTTCAGTACGCAGCGCCTCGCCATTGGTGTCGGTCGCGTTTGGCGAGAAAACGATGATCGAATTGCCCGCGACGGCGCCAAGCGCGCCGCCGTTGATTGTTACCGTGCCAGCCAAGGTGGGGCTGGTCGTGCCGACTGGATTGCCGGTGCCGTTGAGCGTCAAGCCGCCGAGGACGCCGCCATTGTTGTACTGGATCTGACCATTGGTGCCGCCTGCCGCAGCCGCGCCAGCCGCGACCGGACCCCACGTCGATCCATTCCAGCCCATCAGGTTGCCGGTGGCGGGCGCGGTGGCGGCGAGCGGCCTGCCTTGAAGCTGGACGACCGTCATCGGAATGCTGGTGGTGCCAGAGCCAGTGGCGTCGCCTGTATGGGTGATGGTTTGGTTGGCCGTCAGGTAGGCCTGCGCCTTGACAAAGGCGGTGGTCGCCAACGTCGTATTGTTGGTGGCCGTCGCCTGCGTCACGCCAATGGTGCCGGTCGGCAACGATGGCGTCCCGGTGAACACCTGAGAATTGACCAACGCATAGGGATTCAGCAGCGTAGTGAAACCGGCGCCCGACACCGTGCCAGTGGCCGACAGGTTGGTGAAGGCGCCCGTGCTGGGCGTGGTCGCGCCCACTGCCGTGTTATCGACATGGCCGAGCGTCGCCGGATTGATCGTAACCGTGCCGGTGCCGGTCGGTGAAAACGTGACGTTGGCGCTGGCTGGCGAGGCCGTCAGCGAGCCTGTGAACGTCGCCGCGCCATTGGCGCTCAAAGTGGTGAAGGCGCCCGTGCTGGGCGTCGTGGGGCCAATCGGGGTGCTGTTGATCGACGTCGCGGACAGCGTGGTGAACTTGCCGGTGCTGGGCGTGGTTGCGCCCACCGTCATATTGTCGATGGAGCCGAGCGTCGCCGGATTGATGGTGACCGTACCGGTGCCGGTGGGCGACATGACCACATTGGCGCTGGCGGGCGAGGCCGTCAATGAGCCTGTGAAGGTCGCCGCGCCGTTGGCCGCCAGCGTGGTGAAAGCGCCGCTGCTGCGCGTCGTCGCGCCAATCGCCGTGTTGTTGATGGCGCCGCCAGTGATCGCGACACTGTTGGCGTTCTGCGCCGCCATCGTGCCGAGGCCCAAGGCGGTGGTCGCCGCCCCGACGAAGGCCGTGGTCGCCAATTTGGTCGAGCTATCGCCAGGCGCCTGCGTCACGCCAATCGTGCCGGTCGGCAGCGAGGGCGTCCCCGTGAACACCTGAGAATTGATCAGGGCGTAAGGCCCCAGGGAAGCTGTGACTTGCGCCGCCGTCTGATAGCCGGCTGGGTTCGACGCCGCATAGCGCGAGGTATCGGAAGGGTGGACGTGATCGGCGCGCGCCCACGTCGTCCCTACGCCAATCGCCACCGTCCCGTCCATCGAGGGGTTGGTCGAGGAAGCAACAGGAACATTCGCCGTCAGCGCATAGGGCGCGAGCAGCGCGGTGAACCCCGCTCCGGACACCGTCCCCGACGCCGACAAATTAGTGAAGGCGCCAGTGCTGGGCGTGGTGGCCCCGACGGTCGTCCCGTTGATGGCGCCGCCGGTGATCGCCACACTATTGGCGTTCTGGGTGGACATCGTGCCGAGCGCGGACGCCACCTGGTAACCCTGGGCCTTGACGAAGGCGGTGGTCGCCAGCTTAGTCGAACTATCCACCGCCGCCTGCGTCACGCCAATCGTGCCTGTCGGCATCGAGGGCGTCCCCGTGAACGCCTGGCTGTCGATCAGGGCGTAAGGCCCCAGCGCAGCCGCCGTCACATAATTCGCCGGATTCGACGCGGCGTAGCGCGTGGTGTCGGTCGGGTGGATGTGATCGCCGCGCGAGTAGGTCACCTCGACGCCCGCCGAGGCCCCGCCGTCCATCCCTGGCAAGGTGTCAGATCCTGTCGGAACTTGCGCATCAGTGACAATTTGCGCAATCGTAGCGCGCACCGAGACGCCAGCCTGCACAAGCTCCAATTGCTCTGTGCCAGTCAGGGCGCCGGCGGCGGGCAGGTTCGGGATCTGGACATTGCTCACGCCTGGATCTCCTCGATGACGAGGCAACTCTGAACCAGTCGGCCCACGTTGACAATGCAATCGACGCCGACGTCTGACGGGCCGATACAGAAGGAGAACATCTGCGGCGTCAGAACAGTCGGGATGCACTCATAGTCGAACAGCAGCGGCGAATCGGCAAAGGCGCGCGCGACGCTCACCGCCTTCTCGCCGTTCACGAACATGCCGCCGTTGATCGCGCAATCGTGGGCGGCGCCCACACACCAGACCTTGGCCCGCAGCCGCAGCCGGTTGCCGAGCGCCGACACGGCGGGCGCGAGCATCAGTTGCGGGTAGAAGTTCTTCTTCTGGAAGTCGGCCCCCAGAATGTAGCGTTCCTTGAACAAGTGCGTATTGTTGTCGTAGACGGACCACGAGCGGATGACAGCGCCAGACATCGGCGTGAAGGTCGGCCCGAACGGGCCAGGCTCACCCTGCCCTCCCCGTGGCCCCGGCGGGCCAGGCGGACCATCAGGCCCCGGCGGACCAGGCGGACCCGCGCCTCCCGGCGGCCCCTCCTTGCCATCCAGCACGAGGACGCCATTGGGGATCTCGCCCTCCAGCAGCCGCTTGCTGAAGTGCTTCACCGTGGCGCGATGGAGCGTTCCGCCCTGGACGACCTCGATATACTCCTCGCCCGAAAGGCCAATGGCGACAGGGAGGTTGAGAATGTCTGCGGCGCTCATGCCCCCTCCAGGATTTTGATGCGGGCGTCCTGGTCTTCGATGCGCGCCATGGCTTCCTGCAGCGTCTTGGTCAACGCCGCGATCACTGTCCACGGGTTGGGCGTCTGAATGTGATTAGGGATGTCCTTGACGCCGCTCGCCGCGTCTTCGATCAGCACCGCCTGAAGCTCGTGCGCAAGAAAGCCCCAGCGTTCCTTTTCATCGCCTATGACCAGCGGCACGGCCTCGTCTACCGTGTTCCTGAAACCTTCTGGCGAGAAATCCTTGAGGCTATATCTGATCGGGTTCAGGTTCTTGACGCGGTCCCACACCGACATCAGCGGCGCGACGTTCTCCTTGACGCGGTAGTCGGAAATATATTGGACATAGCCGACGAAAGTGCCGCCGACATACTGGTTCATGTGGGCGCCATCCCAGAACTGGCACACATTCTGTCCAGCCGCGCCGCCTGCTCCCTGACGACCGACGATGCCTTGAACGCCGTCAACCGAGCCGTTGGCTGTCATGTTTCCAGCGCAATTAACATTTCCAGCCGAATACAGATAAGTTCCCTGAACAGTTTGCCCGTTCACCGTGCCAGTTGAAGTTACGTAAGCTCCTTGCACTGTGCCATTTGTCGTGAGATTTCCGCCAGTAATAGTGCCGCCAGCAGTTAAGGTGTTAGTGCATTGGACAGTTTGAGCCGTGAGGTATATGGCATTTAGTGGAACTTCCACCGTGTAGCCAGAATCAACGCCACGGATGTGAAAATCACGGAACTGACCACCATTGAATGACGCATCGGACAAAGTAAGTGTATTTGGTTGAACACCAGTGACCCACATTAAATCAGAGGTGTTGGTTTTAATCGTATTGCAGTTCAAATTGTTAATATTTGATGTCCCACCTACGTTCAGGACTCCATTTAAGTTTGTGACGGCAGCAACCAGACCAAGAGTGGCGGCGCCATTCGCCCCAGAGCCTCCGGTGGCAATAAGGCGGGCGTCATAATCGGTGGCGCTCGCACTGGAGTGGAAGTCGATGAAAGCCGCCGCATTCTGCCCCGGCCTGCCGAGTTCTATGGAATCACCGAAGATAGCCGTACCCGCGCCAACTCTAAATCCAGTAGCGTAAACTTGCTGTGAGAATGTAGCGACGCCGCTGGAACGACTGATGGTGAGCGAGGTGTCGAGATACGCCCCGGCGTCGTTGAAACGATAAACGCCAAAATCAGACCCGACGTTGCCTCCGCTTTCGGCTGTGGCGTCGCCAGCCACCACTTGCCAGCGTCCCTTGCCATTCGTAGCCCCAGTAAGGACGCATGCACTTCCGCTGGCTGGCTTGTTCAACCACACAGCAGCGTTCGCGCCATTCACCGAAACGACGCCACCGTTAACGGTGGCGTTTCCACCCGCTATGACATTGTGGGCCAGCGTCGTATCGCCATTGGAGCGAGTGACGCTGATCGGGTTGTCCACCCACGCGCCCGCATCGGTGAAGCGGGCAAGAGAAAAATTAGATCCTGCGTTGCTGCCGCTTTCCGCCACATTGTCGCCAAGGCTCAATTGCCAGCGCAGGGCGCCGCCAGTCTCGGCATAAATGGCGCTGGTGTTTCCCACTGTTTTATTGAGAGTTACGCTTGCTCCCGTGCCGGATCCAACTCCAGTCACGGTGACATCGGTAATGTGGCTGACGCCGGTTGAACCAGTCGTGCCGAGCGGAACGCCCGTGCCGTTCGTAGATATGCCGCCGAAAGCGCCTGCATTGTTATACTGAAGCTGGCCGTTGAGGCCGCCGGGGGTCGTGACTGTTCCACCGCCGCCAGTGCCTGGAGGAATCGCCCAAGTCTGATCCGCGCACAAGAATTTGATCGATCCGCCGCCTGACGCCGGAACAATGCCCGCGACAGTGCTGCTGAACTGGGGGAGCGTCGTCGCCGTGGCGTAAGGGCCAAAATTCACGCCATTGGTCTTGGTGATCGTGATGGCGCCGGTCGAGGCGACCAGAGTGCCGTCGCCGCCCATCGTGAAGCCGGCGAAGCCGCCCGCGCCGTTGTTGTACTGGATCTGATTGGCGGCGCCGCCAGGATTGCCGGCAGTGCCTGGCGGGCCTTGCGGACCCGGAACCGTACTGGCTGGACCTTCAGGGCCAACAGGCCCAGGAGGCCCAGGCGGGCCTTCTTCTCCCACCGCAGCCAGTTGCGCCATCTGCTTGGTGGTGGCGCGCACCGAAACGCCGGCCTGCACGATTTCGAGCGATTCGTCGCCTGACAGCGCAACGGCGACGGGGAGATTGGGGATCTGGATGTTTGCCATTATTTGAGCGGCCCCGTGTTTGGAACATCCACGTTGCGGTAAGGCAGACCCGGATCATCGTTGCCAGGCGCATTCGGATCGGTGCCGGGCTGCTGGTTCAGAGTGCCGTTGGGTGCGCCGGTTTGCTGGGTGACGCGGGTGTCGTTAACTTGCGTGGTGCGCGTCGTCCCTGCGGGCTGGGTAGGCTGACCGCTCGCCGTGGGCGGCGGATTGAGATCCGGAACCGGAATGCCGGTCTTGCCGTCTGGCACGTAGCGATTGGTCGTCACGCGCACGTTCGCCTCCGCTACGCGATATTCCTGCGGGCGCGGGTTGCTGATCGGCATCGGATCGGCGGGAATGACGATGGCGCGAAGCTGCTGCTGTGGCGTATCGAGGCAATTGTTGCAGACCAAGATCTGCTTGTTGACTGTCGTCGCGCCGGCCCAGTCGAACTGGAATTGAAGATCGACGTGATTATAGACGAAGCCGCATCGGTCGCAGATCGCCGCCGCCTGCGGATTGCGGGAATTGATCCTGGCTCGACCGAGCTTCGATGCGTAGCCCACGGCTCACTCCTCAATTCCTGAAGTAGCCGCCGATCTGCGGGCTGATGTATTGCTGGGCGGTTTCGACGCCGCTGCGCGAGGCGGTATCATAGGCCTTTTCGGCAATGGGCGAAAGAAAGGCCAGGCGCTCTGGCGCCCAGGACATCGCCAGCTTCTCGGCCAGGCCGGTAGCGAAGGCGTAAAGCCACTCTGGCGGGACGGGAGGCTGCTGATCGTTGGTGAAATTCGAGGACATCGACTGCGTCAGATAGTGGTAGGTCAGGACGTAACCGTCGCGATCCGGCACCGGCCAGATGTGAATGCCGCCGCGCCCTGGAAGCTGGCGGTCCATCCAGAACACGCTTGGGACGCCCTGCTGGTTCTTGTTGGGGTAGCTCGCATATTCGGTGCGGCTGACCGGCATCATGATGCGATCCCTGCCATCGACCGTCACGAAGGTGTCGAGCATGACGATGGCCTCGTTCGGCACATCGTAGATCCCGACATCCTGGCCCAGGATGATCGAGATCTGGGAAACCTGCCAGAGATTAACGCCCTTGGTTGACCAGTCGGCCAGGAGGAGATTGGCCGCGATATAGGCGTCGGCCATATGCTCCTGGAGAATCGCGGTGCGCCTGATGCCGCACAGACCGAACGCATAGAGGGTGACGTCGCTAAGTCCCAGGGCGAAGTTGAACTTGTCGCTGTAAGTCATGCGAACCCCCTACGATGGGGCAGCTACACCACCTTGATCGTGATGACCGCGCGCCCTGACCCGACGACATTATCAGCTTCGACCGTCAAGCGATACTCGCGCCTGCGGAGGTGCAAAACGCCGAGGCGCGTGACGTGAAGCTCGCCTGCTTTATTGATGCTGAAATAGCCGCCGGCGACGGGCGGCTCAATCGAGACGATGGTGAACTTGTCGGCAATATCACCCCAGTTCCGCGCCTGGCCGATCTTCTCGTCTATGGAAACAGGAAGGTTGACGGTCAGGGTTTGATCGCGGAGCAGCGGTGCGTCGAGCGGCCCCAAACCGATACTGCCGCCGAGGCCTCCAGGCTTGGCTAGTCCAGGATGGGAGGCCAGCTTGTTGTGGCCGTTTGATAGGCCGGGGGGAGGCATCAGTAATCAGCCCCGCCAGCTTGACAGAAAGTTGCCGTCGCCGTTCCGGCGCCGCTGTTGAGCAGGAGGCGCGCGAAGACTGGTTTGAAGGCGTAGTTGCCCTGCAACACCGCGCCAGTGGCCATGGCGGCGGCGACCAAAGTGGCGTCGGGATGCGGCGCCCAACTCACGTTGGCGGGCGCAACCGGATTGGTCGGGCTGTTGGGATCGTCGAGGGTCTGCTGGATCGAAATATTGGTGGCCCCAGCCGAATTGATCTGGATCGCAACCCCCGGATCGCCGGAATCGTCGAAGCGCACCCACGCCGAGGACGTGATCGCCGGGCTGGAATTGGTGCCGACAATCACACTTCCCGCGCTCGTCACTGAACTGGTGATCGAGGTGACTGTCTTGTAGTTTTTGGTGGTGACGACCGTGCTGTTATTGCCGCCGACGAGAGTTTCGCTCTGGGCGGCGCCAAAGGCGTCGGTGCCGTTGATCGTGAATGTGGTGGCGACATTGCTGCCGGTCGAGGTGAAAGCAAGCTGGCGCGCCTGGTCAAGGACGACCGGATATGAAGTCAGGACCAGAGCGCCGCCGGGAGCCGCCGGCGGCACTTGTGACGCGCAAACAGCCGTCGTATTGGCGGCGGCCAGAGGCGCAGCGGAGACGGTGACTGGCCGCATGGCGTCAATCCTTCTTCGACATCAGCTTCCGCCCAGGCGCATGCGTACCCGCAGCGGCTGACGAGAACAGGTGGCTCTCGCAGGCGCCGCCGCTCTTGCGAGCCGCTCGACCACCGTGCGAGTGAGCAGACGCGCCAACCGGCCCGCCTACACGCTTTTTCTTGCCGCCCTTCTCTTCAGCCTCTTCCTTAACATCCTCGTTGCCGCCGCCGAAAGCAGGCTTCTTGCCCTTCTCAAACTTGCCCATCGAAGCCCCCTCAAGGTGACGGATTTTGGATGTAGTGGACGGACACCAGCGCGGCGCCGGCACTCGGAGCGCCCGCGCCCGTGACGATCTGGATGTTGAGCGCCGACGGATTTGGCGCGGGAACGCCAAGCAGCGTGTATCCGCGCTGGGCGGCGATGTTCGCCGCCGACTGCGTCATGGCCGGGAACGGCGCCGCCGCCTTCAGATCGGTCGCGCCGACGAGCGAGGCCTTGTTCGTAGTGGTGTCGGTGCCGATAGTGAGCACCGCCGTGGCGGGGCCAACCCACGATGTCAGCAAGGCGACTTCAAACCCCATGATGGTGGAGCCAGCCGGAATGTTGAGCGGGAAGTTGAGCGTCGAAGACGCAGGCGTCTGCGCAAACGTAATCATGGTGTCTTGATACAATTCAAGCTCACCCTGAGAAACAGCGGGGTCGCCTACGATAACCGGCCCCGTGAAGTGTGTCGCACCCATGTGCTTTCTCCTTCTGAGCCAGTATTACGAGGTCGGGAAGTTGCCGTAGACTGCTCGCCAGTTGTAGTAACCGAACGAATACCGCTCGTAACCTTTCACGAGCAGGTTATCGGTCACAAAATCGACTTGCATATCCGTTTCGAACTTTATTCTTTCCATGAAGGAAAGACCATCGATATTTGTGAGAAGGAACCAGGCGAAGGGCGAGGTCAAGAAGTCATTGACCATGAAGCTTTCAGACAGTCCACCCGAAGTCGAGAGGATGGCATTGACGTCGTTGTCTGCCGTGCCTGGCCGCAATTCTGTCTTGAGAAGACGAATTGCTACCGGTTCCAATTGCGGCGGGATGATAAGCTTCCGCGCGCGAGCGAAAACTTTCAAACCCGCCTGGTCCTTGAAGTTGGTCCGGACGCCGATCATGGCGTTGAGCAGGGTCGATTCACCGAGATCGACTTGCACCGCCGGCGTGTTGCCGACGAGGCCGCTGTCGATGGGATGATCGACCGCGCAGAGCGCCTTGCCGTCGCCGCCGATTGTCTGATTATAGGCCTGGGCCGTATTCAGGACGTTGGCGCCGTAGATTTCCTTCGTTTGCTGGAAGGATTCGATCAGGCCGAGGTTGGAGGGATGGAACTGGGTCTTGTAGAGGTTGTCGTCGATGGCCTTGCGGGTCATCGCATATCCCAGGCCAATCTCGACGTGCTCCTGGTTGTAGACGTAACGCTCGCCGGCGCCGTTGTCGAACTGGGTCTGCCCGCCTTCAGTCTTGAGGGCGGCGAGGCCCAGGTAGCGCATCTCAGCCGTGCGCTCCAGCGCCATCTTTGAGTTGTGCTTGGTAAAGATCTTGTCGTACTGAGACGGGATCATCTCGTACTTGCCCTCGATCCCACGGAGGCCGGGGAGCAGAAGGTCTTTGATGGCGCTAAGATTGACGGCCATGACGGGTTACTCCTTTGTGATGGCCGGATCAGATGCCGGTGAGGCCACGGGTGACGACGTTATTGAAGCGAACGATGGCCCAGTCATAGGGCTTGGTCGTCGCATCGCTCGGCACGAAGGTGCCGGGGGAGCCAGCGGGCTGCTGGTGGATCCTCACAATGATAAACGGATCGAGCGCGGTGCCGAGCGTCGTGGTGTCGAGGAAGGCTCCGGAGAAGCCGTTGGCCGGATTCGGGACGCCCATGTTGATGCCGATCAGCGCATTGACATCGGCCAGACCGAGGCCGGTGGCGTCGGACTGCGCAATGAAATGGGCGTTCGGATCATTGATGATCTGAGCGGTGACCGAATTGCCAGACGCGACATCGCTGCCGGGCCAGTAGTTTGACCAGACGGTGCGCTTCTGCGAAACGGAAAGATATTTGCAGCCCTTGAAGATGCCGGCGATGCCGGAAGCCAGCACGGCCAGGGTCTGCGTGGCGGGGCCGACGGTGCCGTCAGCAAGCGGAACCACGGGGTCGCCTTCGTAGATGGCGCCGGTGTTGTAGTTGACGACGACTTCGACGTGCTCATAAGTCGGGGCGCTGCCCAGACCCTGGACCTGCCGGAACCCGAAAGGCGCATTGATATTGGCCATAGCTCACCCTCCTCTTTCAAGGAAGACCTGCTATGCCACACCGGGGGCTAGGGGAGGTCCGAAAAATACGGCTTCTCACAGCGGGGAGAAGCGAGTACACGTTTTGTACATCCAAAAATACGGCGCCGTCAAGCGCCGTCAATTATTTGGCACCGGCATGGCCTCGTAAGTCTTGCCGAGACGGGTCAAGGGTTCACCCTTGTTGTCGCGCCCAAACTGGCCCGGAGGCGCCGCAGTAAGCTGCTCTTCCTTGATGCGAACCTGGCGGCGGGCCTTGTCGCGCTCAAGCTGCTTGGCCTCCAGCGTGATTTCGAGCGGGCGCTCCATAAGCTGCATGCCGCGCCGCATTACAGTCTTTTCCTTAGTGCCGCGAGGCATCAATTCGGGATGTCGATCCGACGGCACCGGCTCCCAGCCCGTGCGGGCCAGAGTGACCTGATAGGACGACTGCTCTTCGTTGAGGATCGAGAACAGCTTCCACTCGTATGACCACCCTTCCGGAATGATCGCGGGGTTGATGTAAAATTCATCGGCGCCCTCGTCGAGAACGCCGTTAGTGAAGTGGCCGCGCAATTCCAAGGTGCGCCGGGCGGCGCGGTCCATCGAGGTTTCGACCGGCTGGCGAAGCGGCGGGCGCTCAATGAAAGAAGGCGCCTGCATGGCCTCTTCAACTCTCGGCTCTTGGGTGGTGAAACGCTGCGGAGGCGGACGGTTGACCATTATCTTTTCCTCAATGCATGCGCCCAGCTTTGCGCATTTCCTCTTTGGCCTTGGCGTATTCCTGCTCGGACATGCCAGAGATCTCGGCGTATTCGCGCTCAAGCGGCGTCAGCACGGCGCTCCTGCCGCTCGACCCACGGCTGACAGGCGCAGCCGGCGGGGCCGATTCACGCTGCGGCGCCGCCTTGGCGGACATGGCCTGCGGATCGTCGGCGCCGGTGTCCAAATCTTGGCCTGCGGGCCTGTCGTAGACGAGCGCCTCGACCGAGCGAAAATAATCGTCCGTGTCGGGATCGATGTCGCGAGCGACCGTGATGTTGTGGGCGGCGACCATCTTGGCGTAAAGCTTCTTGTCGCGGGCGCATTCCGGATGCGCGCGGACCCAGGCGGCGGATTTCGCCGTCAACTGGCTCGCCAATTCCTCGACGGGATCGATGATCGTCTTGATCGGCTGCGGCGGCGCCGGCGCCGGCTGCGCCTCCATTGACGCCTTGCCGTTTTCAAGCTGCAGCAGGCGGGCCGAATTGTCGCCAAGCTGCGACTGAAATTCAGCGGCGTTGTCAAAATCGCCATTGCGCATCGCTTCAGCGTAAGCGGCCTTCAGGGCGTTGGTGTGCTCCTTGACCCGCTCGATGGCGCTGATCACCAGTTTAAGCTCGTTGTCGGCCACTTCGACCTGCGCGCCGTGTGCGGTGGTCGCGTATTCGTTGGCGCGGCGTTCCGCCTCGATGCGCGCGGCGCGCTCGCGGTCGAGTTGCGCCCGCAGTTCGACCAGCGGATCGCGCTCTTCCTTGCCGCCATGCTCCCAATCGGTGTTCGGATCGAAGGCCGGGATGCTATTCGGATCTTTCGCCATGTCGCTCACCAAATGAGATCGGGGCTGCTGATGCGCCCCTTGACAGCCGTATCGGTCAGGATGCGGCACAGAACGCCGCTGACGGTGATGTTCCAGCCATCCGAGGGGCGAAACAGGATCCAGTCATGCAGTTCGATGTCAGGGAACTGCCATTCGCCGCCGCTGATGAAAGCCTGGGGGCCTTTCTTGACGACGAGGCCCAGTTTGGACTGGAAACGATCCTCGTTGAGGGTCTGCTGGGCCAGGAACAGGCCGCTCTTGGTCTTTTCGGGCCTGATGTAGACCGCGACCAGCAACTGATTGTGGAAAAGTTCGACCCCTGACAGATCACCAAGCTCATCCAGAAGCTTCAGGCGAGGTTCCAGTTCATGTTGCATTTCGGCAAAGGCCATGCGCGTCTCCTGTGACACGCAATTACTCGCACACTGTCAGTGCGCTGACAATAGGATTTAGAGGCCGCGCTCGCGGTCGTTGGCCTTCTGCTCGGCCTCATCGACGGTGTCGATGGCGTTGTTGAGGCCGCGTATGACGCCAACCGCCTCGCGATAGGCTTCGAAGGTCGTCATGCTGGCGCCGTATGCGAGGTCGTTCTTTTGAGCTTCGATCTGCTCGCGCAGGAGCTTCTTCAGTTCTTCGGCAAAAACGCTTTTGAAAGTCTGCATTAGGGCTTGAACCTGATTTGTTCCTGATGTAAGACAAGCTCAAGGTGACGACCGAGGGTATGAGGGCCGCTTCCACGGATGTACTGGAAGCGGCCCTCTGTGTTTTCAGACCGGCGTCGGCTGGGTTCCCCAGTCGGCCTTCACCTCAAACACCCAGGCAAAACCAGTCTTGCCGACGCCTTCGCCGCCATCGGGGCACTTTTTCGGTCGCGCCTGCGGGAAGGCTTCGACCGCGACCCAATGACCGCCAGGCACAGGCGCATCGCCTTTCGGCTCTGCGACCGGAAGATCATCCGAACCCTGCAGCCAGCCAACCGCCTTGGTTTCGCCGTCAACCACCACGCAAATCCTGCCGGGGCGATGGGGCGCGCCAGTCGGCAGCGTTTCGCCTTCAGGCAGCGCGATGGCTTGCACCACGGGAATGCGCGGCACGGGAATAGGATGGCCGGGAGGGGCCGGAAGAATTGGACCCTGTGAGGGATAAACCGGCAAGCCGGGCAGGCTGTTGTCGGGATGACCGTAGCCAGGCAATCCTTGATCCGGATGACCGTAGCCGGGCAGGCCCTGATCGGGACGCGGGCGCCTGCCGGGAAGATCGTGATCGGGATGACCGTGACCAGGCAAACCCTGATCGGGATGTCCGTAGCCAGGCAAATCCTGATCGGGATGGCCGTAGCCGGGAAGGCCCTGATCGGGATGACCGCCAAAGCCAGGGCGCCCAAAGCCGGGATCGACCGAGCCGGCCACGTCACCGATCTCGGCCACTCCACGAATTACAACATGACGAAGCACCATCAACTTTCTCCTATTTGATTACCTGCCTTGGCAGAAGCGGCGATAGCGACGGCAGTTGCCGTAACCTTCCTCGCCGCGCTCTTCCTTGTATTCGCAAGCGCGCCGCAGTTCCTCGCACTGCCCGCCCCAGCCGCGCTCGCGGCCAGGACTTACCGCAACGCCGCCTGGCCCAATCTCGATAGACTGAGCACGAGCCGAAATGACAAAGCCGGCAAAAGCGAACAGCAGGAGGAGGATCCCCAAAGCGACAACAAGCGCGTGATCGACAACAGACTTTTCGAAGCTCACTTCCCACCTCCTTTGGCTGGAACCAGGCCATAAGACCTGATCTTCTGCAGACGGCCTTTGCCGCCGCCCGATCCATCGTCAATCGGATAGGCTCGACCGCCATGCTTGCGGCCCATCGGCCCGCCCGGAGGCGGCATCGGCATCGGCGGGGGCGCGCCCGGCGGTCCCTGCATGCCTGGAGGTCCAGCCATCGGCGGGGGCGGGGGCGCGGGAGGCGGCACAGGAACCGCCCCCGGCCCCGGCGGCGGCCCGGCCAGGGGAGGAGGTCCGCCAGCATCGGGAGGAGAGGCGCCGCCAGGTTGCCCAATGACAATATTGATGTTCGTCCTGCCCTTGGTCTTGCCGCCCTTGGCGTAACCGTCGCGCGGGCCGAGCTTGATGTTGGGGGCGTAGACGCCGCCGCCTTCCTTGCGGGCCTTGCCGCCGCGCTTGGCGCCGAGGCCTGGAGGCGGGCCGGCCTGCTCATCGGGGGGCGGGCCGGCCTCATCATCAGCACCCGGAGGCGGCATCGGCGGCGCCTTGTGCTTCTTCGACTTTTTATGCTGGTGCTCCAGCGCGCTGATCAGCGCATCCAGCTTGCCCGAATCCTGGTCCGTTCCGGAAGGTGAAGCTTCGGGCGGGCCGGGAGGCGGACCGGCGTCCGCCGGCGACGGGATCGGTCCGCCGTCGGCCTTGTGGTGTGCGACCAGCTTCTTGGCGCATTTCTCGTCTTCGGCCTTGTGCGGGTGACCGCCCTTCGCCATGCCGAACATATGGCCGCTGCCACTGCCCGCCGAAACGCCCAAGGCGTTGGTCGGCACGTTGCCGCCGACTCTATTGTTGGCGTCGATGGCCTGCATGGCGTTCGCAGCCGCCTGATTGTTGACAGCAGTCTGGCCGCCAATCGGGCCATTGCCGCCGCCGCCAAATCTGCCGGTCCTGCCGCCTTTCTTCATGCCGCCTTCACGCTTGACGTAGCCGTCGCGCTTCTCGTTGGCTTCCTTGACGTCGCTATTGTAGATGGCGTTGCCGAACATGGAACTGGCGTTGGCCGCGCCCCCGCCCTTGCGCGCAACGCGCCCGCCATGCTTGAAAGCCGCCGCGCCCATGACGGCGCCGCCGCTCTTATACGCTCGCCTGGAGACGGGTCGCAGGCCCTCCTGCTTATCGGCGTGAATTGGATCCTGCTCGACAGGGCCGAAATCGCTGCAATCGACTTTGCCTGCGGACGTGGCCGTCCCCAAACGCTCGGCCTTAGCCCGCATCGCGGCGCGGTATGTTTTGGCTTGTTCGGACATCGATATGGTCCTCTCGGTTTACGGCTTACCGGAGCCGTGGGGTTATGACTTGGGTAGCTTCAAGCCACCGGAGCCAATCAGGCACTGAATCAGATCGAACACAACATAGATCACGAAGATCACGATCACCGCCCAGACGATAATTTTGACGATTTGCAGGATGACGCCGACGGCGCCGCCCAGATCCCCGACTTGGGCCAGCACCCAAGGCACGAAAAGCTGGAGGATGGCGATCAGGGCGCCGACGATGACAACCCAAATGAGCAAATTCTCAAGCCAGGCGAGCGAGAAACACATCGGCGTCATCCTTCTAGCTAAATCACCGTATCAGGTTACCGGGGCCGTGTCGCGGCCAATGCTTTGTCGATCATGCCGCCGCAGGCATAACCTGGCGGCAGGATCAGCCCCGACTGCCGGGGTGCTTGCGGCGCAGGTGCTCCGGGAGGTCCATTTCCTGTTCCGCCGATAATTCCTTGGGGGGCTGGCCCGCGTGATCCAGGGCCAGGTACGAGTCCCGGTCCACTGGCACCCCGAACCGGTGCATCAGGCGTTCCAGAGGTGTCGTGCCACTCCGGTGGCCGGATGCCCCCCGCGAAGTCGTGGATTTCTTTGCGGACATCGTCGATTCCCTTCTTTCCGTTCTTGTAGTCGTTCCAGATGCTGTCGATATGGGCGTTGTTTTTATCAGTTTTGAAGGTGTCGGGGAACAATCCTCTGATCGCCTCCCACGTAATCGATTGCATTTCGCGCGGCAGTATACCGCGCTCTTTGGCGGCTTGGCGATAGGCGTCGGCGTAGAGCGGATAGGTTCCGTTCACGCCGGTGGCGTTGGAGCCGCCGGCGCCGGGAACGCCCTTGCCGGCGTAGTTGCTGAAATTGTGCGCCACCTCAAGCGAATTGCCCGACAGCGCGCGCAGCAGGCCGGCGGCGACCGCATGGGTGTCGATGGTGACGTCGCCGTGCTGGGAGTTGGGATCGAGGATGTTATTGTAGAAATTGCGAACCTTGTGGCGCTCGCCCATCAGGCGGTTCATGAAGGTCGGATCGCCATTGCTCTCGATGGCCTGCACCGCCTTGCCGATTTCGCCCAGCGAACCCCAGCCCGCCCTCGATGGCGATCCGTCGGCGTTCCGGGCGACCTCGCCAAAATGACCTTCCGGCGTGGCGATCTTGTAGCCGGGATCGCCGTGGGTCTGATCGTGCATCCGGATCCACAGCGCCTTCATGACCGCGCGCTCGTCGCCGGGAATGTGCTTCATGTCGTCGATGTCGCCCAGCGACTTGCCCCTGATCGCCTGGAAGATTGGCTCGTTCTTCTCGGTGGCCAGCTTGTCCAGGCCGCGATAGGTGCCCTCCATTTCAGGCGAAAAGGTTTCACCATGATATGCGTTATTGCCGCGCCCCTTCATCGCATGCAGGACGCGCTCGGCCAGCGACACGTTCTGAAACCAGTCCTTCTGCGGCGACAGCGCGGCCAGCGCGCCGGCGGCGGACGCCTCCGAGACGCCGTATTTTTGCGCCCACTCCTTGGCCAGCTTGTTGGCGCCGTCGTACCACAATTTGGACCGCTGCCGGGTTTCGTTGGGCACCTGATCGTGCAGCCACAGCAGGTTGTCCTTGACGTGATTGATGAAATGCTCGGCCATATCCGGGTTCGACAGCTTCGCCGCCCTTTTCGAAACATTCGGGTAGTGCCGCAGGATATCGACGTTCTTGTCGAACAGCGCCGGCGTCGCCCGCAACGCAGCCATGTTGACGGTGCGCGGCCCTGGCCCCAGATCGAGCGGCTTGGCCCCGGTCGCCAGCCGGGTGTCGATGCGGGCCGGGTGATCGCCCGGCATGATGATCTGGGGAATCGGCGCCAGCGCAGCGCCGCCCTTGGCCATCGGCGCCCCGCCGCCGACGACATGCGGCAGCTTGTCATAAAGGCTCTTGGCCGTCAGGAGCGCAGAGTGGATCGCCTTACCGCCTCTCGATGCCATTAGTTCCGCGCTCCCTGCTTGCTGGGGGTCGAATTGTGCAGTCCTGGCCCGGATATTCGATGGGTCGAACATCACCACTGCGGGGCTTTTGTTTGAAATGCTCGCGCTGCGGCCTCCAGGCTGCAATGATCCGTATCGAGCATCGTATTTGACGCCGTCGTAGCCGTGTTCCTGGATGACGCGCTTGGCCTTTTGCGGGCTGACGGCGTCGATATGACCCTGAAGCGGCGGGGCGAATCGACGCCCCTGCTCATCAGAGTTCCAGTATGGCTTGCGGCCTGTTCCCTTCAGCAGCTTATCGAGAATGGCGTGATGCTCGCCGCCTTCGGGGATAAGCTGGGTGGCGTCGAGAATATTGCCGCGCACATGAACTGGCGTGACGTTGCCGCCAGGCCCTTCGGCGTAATGGGAGGCAAAATCCGGATTTTGCGCAAGGTGAACGCCTTCCAGGCCCATTTGCTCGCTGCGCGGAGCGCGCTTGGCGGCGAAAGCCGGCAGATCCTTAGTTGAGCCGTGAAACCACGTCTGCGACGGATCGAAGCCAAGGGCTTTCGCGCGCTCGTTCATTTCTTGGCCTTTGGCTTGGCGGCTGCAGGCTTGGGTTTCGGTTTGGCTTTAGCGACCGCGATAGCCGCCGCTTTCTTCACGCCCTCCAATTCCTTCTCATGCGCGTGGGTCTTTTCGGTGATCGCGTGATCGTGCTCCTGCTCGCGGCTCAGTATGGTGTGATCGTGATGGATCTCGGCGGCGGTGCGCTGGTCTTCGGCACGGGTGTCCATGACCTGCTTGGCCATATCGACGGCGCTCTGCCTCGCCTTGAGGCGCTGCTCGTCGTCGTGGTGCGAATCCTTCATCGACAGTTCGCCCAGCTTCAATTGGATTTCCTTGGCCCGCGTCTGGGCGTTCAGCAGGTCGGCCTGGGACTTGGCCTGCATGACGGATTGGTGAGTGTCGGCCTGCTGCGCATGCGCGTTGGCCTTGATGCGCTCCGATTCGGCGCGGTGCTGATCGACCGGCGTGTCCTGCTGGATCTGGCCGGTTTCGTCCATGCCCATGGTCTGGGCTTCCGCCATCAGGTTCATGGCGCGGGCGCCGGCCTCCTTGGCCCGCGCCTGGGCGGTGACCATCGCCGCCTGCGAGGTGAGGGTCTTCGCCGCCGTCTCAGCCTGCTGCTGGATGAGTTGCGGGGGAGGCGCGGCCTGGGCGCTCGGCGGCGCCATGAATTGCTGCGGATTGTTCCAGCCCAGCGCCTGCAGCGCCGCCGTATCGATGGCGATGGGGTCGTAGAGACTGGGGTTTTGCTGCTGCAACTGCTTGAGCGCCATGATCTTCATCACGCGCTGGCCATGGCTCGACGTATTCGGATCGGCCTGCGGGGTCAGGTCGGCCTGATCGAGCGCGGCGCGGAAGTTCTGCTCGTCCCACGGCGCGGACGGCTTCTTGTTGCGCTGCCAGAACGCCTTGGGGTTCTCCTTGAAGCAGCGTATCAGCAGGCGAAATTCCTGCGATTGCGCCGAGTGCATGCGCTTGTGGACGTTGTTCAGCACCTTCTGGGCCTGCTCGATCATCGCCAGGATGGTGCCGACGGGGATTTCGGCCTTGCCTTCGTTGGCCGGCAGTTCGGCGGTGCCGCCGCTGCGCTGGCCGGTCTGCACCATGTTATCGACCAGGGCCATCAGAGCTTGAGACGGCGGCTGGTAAGGAAGTGGCATAATCGCCTGATTGATGGGAAGACCGCCCGTCTTGACGAGGACGCCGCCGCCCGGCGGTACGCGGAAGATATTCGTGTTCTGTCTGGCTCCCGTATCAGCCATGAGAAAGCCGGGAAAGTTGTTAAACATTCCAGCGTCCAGCAACTCGCGCCAAGCAGCAGTAACAGCGTTGGTGGTATTGCCCAATATATGAAGGAGTCCGATATCGTAGAAGCCGAGGCCCGGTACGTAGGTATATTTGACGAATGTCTCTCTAGCTTCAGGAAGCTCCTTCGTGTCCTCATCGTAGTTTCTGACGACCGAGAGGATTTTGCGGCTGGAGAGGTCGATGGTGACCCGGTACGGGATCTCAAGGCCCGAAATCTTGCCTTTGTACTTGTGCTCGTAGCCTTTGAGATCGAGTTCGCAATAGCACTCGTAGATCTCGCGGTCACGGTCGTCGGGCCTCGTGGTGTTGGTCTGGATCCCTTGCTGGTTTTTAGCCGCCTCCTGCGCAGCGTCGAGCGTCTGCGGCTTGGGCGTATCGAGGTCGATGTCGCGATAGGCGCCGATTATCTGCATGCGCCTGACCGTCGAGGGCCGCATCATAGATCGATGGGTAACACGCTTGGCGTTGGCGAGGTCGGTGGCGGCGTCGTTGACGATGAGGTCGTTGGCGTCAACCGATTCAGAAACTGGCCGATTACGCAGCGGGCAGTTGTACACTTTCTTGAATGCCGTGCCGCCAAAGCCCAGCAGAAGGAACATCTTGTCGGTGTCGGGATAGTATTCGGTCGCAGTGACAGTGAGATAATGATTGAGGTCTTTTTCAAGGGCGGTCGCCAGTGCGTCACGAGGGAGATTGGAGTTGCTGCCGTCATCGCGGATCTTGATCGGCCCGTCGGTGGGCAGCATTTCGGAGCGGCAGTTGGCTTGAAAGCGGAGCACCGCCTCCTGCAGCAGCGGATGCCGCACTTTTGACATGCCGTCCACCGGGGCGCCGTCCGCCGCCGACTGCAAATTGGGGATCTCGATCTTGAGGCCGAGCAGCTTGATGCCCTGGGCGCGCTCTTCGATCCAGTCGTTGCGGCTGGTCAGATCCTCGTCGATCCCGCGCAGCAAATCGTCGGCAATGCCGCTCAGATCGTCTTCCGGAAGCTTTTCGGCCAGGTTGGCGAACCAGCCTGTGTTCTGCTCTGGCTTATCGACCAGCGATTTGCCATCAAGCGAGACAGTGACGCTGCCGTCGGCATGCTCGATCTTGATGACAGCGCCGGCGTCGTCCATTTCGGGGACGCCGGGAGGCTCGTGAACGTCATGCTGGATGGAGACGCCCGGAGAAATGGCCGGCGGGGCGCCGCCATTGGTCTGGCGGATGTTCAGGGGCAAGCCCGGCACCAATGGCATGGCGCATCCTCTCTGGAAAAGCAGAAGGGACTATAACGCCTATTTCAAATATCGCCAATGTCGGGCATCGGCGTCTTGTCATGGGCCTTTTGGAACCGTTTCATGCCCTCGCGGGCCGCTTCATCCTCATCGTTGGCGATGATGGTGTATTCGGCCTTGGCCGGCGGATCGCCGCCCTCGACATGGACGTCAAACAGGTGTGAGGGTCGCCCGCCAGGCAGCGGGTGATTATCGACAGTGGCCTTCATCATGAAACTCATTTTCGTAATCCTCGAAATGAGCGGCGCGCTCGTCGCGCCGCCCCTTGTTGTAGGAGAGGCGGCTGACAAGCAGCAGGATGAAAACCGAAATGGCGATATCGAGCGGCGTCATAGCCCCTTCAGTTCGTTGCGGAGGACGTAGCCCTCCAGCGGCCAGATCTTGCGGCGGGCGTCGTCGAAGGAGATCCGCCTGGCGATGGTTTCGTCAAAAGTGAGCGGAGAAGAGCAGCCGGCCTCGCCAATGACATGGTAGCCATTGGTCAGTTCGATGGCGCAGATCATGACGGTGGAGTCGGGAAATTGATAGTATTTCACCCGCACGATGCGCTTATCGATGATTTCGGGCGTAATTCGGGGTATGGTCTGCTCTTCGGCTGCTCTGCTCATGGTTTGTTCCTTGCCTTCGTCAAGCCAGATCCACTTGTTGGTGGCTGCGTGGTCATAGTGGTATTCGCCGGCGTGGCCGTCGTTGTTCGACGCCAGCAGCACTTTCACGTCCTTGTCCCAGGTCAGGCCCCGGTCATTCAGGGGACCGCCGACGCAAACGCCATTGAGGATTTTGCTCATTTCTTGCCCTCGTGGTGTAGCTCGACCCAGTTCCAGTGTCCGGTCCCGTCATTGCAGTATTCATTGCCGTCGGGGGCGCAGACGAAGCGCGATCCCGCCGTCAATGGCAGGCCTTTCCACGGGCCGTCGCGGCAGACGCCGGTCCATAGCTTGGTCGTCTTGATGGGTTCGGGCCTGAACGGGGTCACGGCACAACTCTCCAATCCTGGGCCAGCATGTCGGATTGGCTCGCCAGCCAACCCATCAGGATTTCGCCGGTCGCCGTCTTCATGATGAAGCAGGGCAGGACGGTAACTCTCCCATCGGGCTGGGTTTTGGCGTAATCGCGGGCGACCTTCGACCAAAGCTGCTCGTGGTAGACTACGCGCGGTCCCTCCACGCCCGACAGGGCGATCCACATATCCTTGCCGTTCCAGCCCTCGCGCTGGACTTTGCAGCCGGCCCGCATTTGCAGGATGGCCGTGCCAAAATCCATGCTGTAGGGATTGATGGACGTCATACGGTCGTTCTCAACTACGGTCATGGCGCAATGCTCCAGTCTCTGGCCAATACGTCAGCTTGGGAGATAGTCCAGATGGTCATTTCGCCGTTGGCCAGCGTCATGTAAAGACACGCCGGCGCGCCGTCGGGAAAGCGGGCCTCGACCCATCTGCCGCTCCACGCCTTGCGCTGAATGCGGTGGCCCTGCTCCAATTGGAGAAGCGCGGCGCCGAAATCCATGAAGCGGACCTGGTTGGGATGAATATTGGTCGCGGTGACGCCCTCATTGCCGCTGGCGATGTGAGTGAAGCCCTCGCCAAAGGCGGCGACGTGCTCAAGATCGGGCATTAAGAGAGGAGGAGCTTCCGCCAGCTTCCTTTGGAGGTCGCCGGTCGATGGCGACAGGTAAGAAGGAGGCCCGGCCAGCGGAATGCCCTGCATGCCGGGGTCTTGGGGGTCGAATACGTCGAAATCGCCGGGCCGGCGGTGCGATCCGGCCACGGAAGGGTGATGGTGGAGCACTTCAGCGCCCCCGGTGGGGTGCGTTTCGTCCAAAGCAGCCTGAATCGAGGGTTTGATGCGGCTCGACTTATGGACCTGGTGCTCATGTTCGGTCTTTTTAGTCATTTTTTGCTCTCGTGCATGTCGCGGTGGGGGTGTTTTTCGGTCTTTTCATCGTGTTTTTCGTGTTTTTCAGGGGTTTTTGGGGCTGGAATCGGCTTTTCCGGAGCCTTCTCCGTCACGGACGTGGGGTTATTGCGAAAAAACATGACTTTTCTCCCTTTTTCAGCCTGGATAGAGCGGCTCCAGCGGCCTGGTGCGGCCATACTGGACTTCCTCGTTCATTTCCGCCAACCTTTCGTCGGACCGGGTCAGCAATCCGCAGTCGCGCAGGTGGCGAATCGCCTGTGATGTGGTGTCGGTAAGATCGTCATGCAGCGCCTTGGGGAAGGAAGCCACTTGCCTGATCACCATTTCCGCCCATTCCTTGTCTGGAGCGTAGACCATGCCTTCCGCAAACAGCGGCTGAACACTGTACAGCCGAGCAAGTTTATCCTGGTTGCCTGGATTGATCAGGTGAACCGCCCATGGCTCATGTCCGTAAAGACGGCGCATCTCCTGCGCGACCGATATGCCGCTCGCCTTGGCCTCGACCAGCAGGCGGTCAACCTTCAACTTCTTGCAATGGAGGGCCACCTTGGCGACCAGGTCGGAAAGACTGAGGCGCTCGGTCCAGGCGTACATCAAAATGACGCGCGGCGCGGCGTCGAGGTGAGTGGAGGCGCCGCCTTCAGGCATTTCCTTCGGGTGACCGTAGCGATCCACCAGCCTGGTGGCCTGGTTGCGGGTGTCGCCTGAAAACACCCCCCACACCGTCATGGCGCTGGGGTCGTTCTCCTGCTTCAGACCGTAGGCGGTGTCGATGGAGGCGATAATAAAGTCGAGCGCCGGAAATTCCGGCCTGTCCCACAGGATCCAGTCGGCGTCCTTGATGACGCCGCCTCCTCGCGGGACTGGGGCCTGCTGCATTTGGCCGGCGGTGGCGAACGGCCCCATGATCCGCTCTTCGCGTTCGACCACGTCGAGGGGAAAACGGGTCGGGAAATAAAGCTCGCCGGGGATGGTGCGGGGGTCTTTGTAGCCGAGCATGGTGGGGTGGGCGCGGTCCGGATCGTAGCGCATCGGGATCATGATGTGATCGTAGCCGAGCTTCTTGTCGAGGATCATTCCGGACAGATCGGCCTCGTGCAGCCGCTGCATGATCACCACGATGGCGCTCTTGCGCGGCGAATTGAGGCGGGTCGGCACCGATTCCCTGAACCACAGGTTGACGCTCTCGCGGGTGCTGTCGCTGTTGGCGTTCTTGACGCTCAGAGCGTCGTCGATCAGGACGCGGTCGGCCCGGTGACCGGTATCCGCTCCCGCCGCGACCGCCCTGCGCCATCCGGAGCGGGTGTTTTCGAACACCGTCTTGGAGTTCTGGTCGCCGGTCAGTTCGACCAGGTCGCCCCAGTGCTTCTGATACCAGGCGGTGGTGACCAGCCGGCGCATGCGAATGCTGTCGCGCTCGACCAGGTCGATGTTATGGGACGCGCAGAGATAGCGCATGTGGGGCATGGCGGCAGGCCCCCATTCCCAGGCCGGCCAAAACACATTGAGCAGCAGGGATTTCATGCCGCCGGGAGGAATGTTGATCAGGAGACGGTTGTAGGGCTTGCCATCGACCTGGGCGCCGTCGGTGATCGCCTCCAAATGTTCACAGATGAACGGCAGGTGCCAGTTGTCGAGCATGGGCTGGCCCGGCTCGACCTCTTTCCAGGCCCGCTTGACGAACTCGTGCAGGGACCGCTCGCACATCTCCTTGTCCATGCGGTCGAGGACATCCTGCGGATTGACCTTTTGAAGATTGATGGACGTCATCCGAACAGCACCCCGTTAAACTCCGCGATCTCGAATGAAAACTCGGCAAAATGGGGATCCCAGTCGGGATCGACGGCGCGCCAGGCGTGAACGCAGGAGGAATAGTTGGAGTAATTCATCGGCTCCCAGTCGTCGGAGCCGTGAACATGGAGGCCCAGCTTGATCTCAAAAGTGTTCTTCATTGCAACTCCCCGATAATGCGCTTGATCTCTTCGGCGGGAAGCCGCAGCCAGGCCGGATCGCAAATGGCGTGAATAGCAAAAACGTAACGGGCCTCAGCGAAGTCGCGGGCCTGTTCCTTACAGATCGGCCAGAGGTATTGAATGTCGATATTCCGGAGCCTGGCGCACCACCAGTCCTGGAGCAGGGTGATCGGATTCATAGATGCCCCGCCGGCGCCCAGACCTTGAGATCCTTGATCGGGAAATAAAACGCCGCCTCCCTGGAGGGGCCGGCGGGAATGACCTGCATCATCCACTCGCCCTCGAGAAATTGAACATTGAGCGGGAATATCCGGCCTTCGTAAGGGCTTGGGCCGGCGACCGTGATATCGACCAGGGTCTTGGCGGGCTGGATGTGTTTAGGCATCGTCGTCGTCCTCCGGATTGCAGCTGGAATGTCCTATCGCCTTCATCAGGGCCTTCTCGGCAATGAGGATCTCGTCCGAGGACAGATGGGAGACATCAATCTTGGTCAAATTGTTGATATTGACCTGCGAGGTGGTGTCGATCATGCGGCGGTCGCCATAGAAGCGGGGGGACCGCTTCACCGCCAGCCACTCCCTGGCATGGATGCGATGCGGCAGCTTGGCGATGTCGAGATCGGTCGCCGCCTCGTCGGCAATGGTCACGATCTCGCGGGCGATGTCATCCGCGTATAGCTCTCGCGCCGCCGCGAAGGCCCGCGCAAATTCCGGATGCTCCTCCAGCCAATAATACATGATCCGGGCGTTGGGCGCCCAGACCTCCTCCAGCGCAATCTGCCGCAAGGTCTTGCCATTGGTGACCAGATCGCAAATCCGCTCCCCGATAGCGGGGGTGTAGATACTGGCCCACGGCGGCTTGACCTCCGGGGGCGTCGGCGCCGCCCTGGTGGATTGCGCTAGTTCGAAGCGAGCTATGCGCCGGTTTTGCTTTTTGGTGGGCATGGCGTGGGCCTCGTCGGTCGGGGGTGCTGGAGTATATGAGGGAAATGGGCTTGCCGGCAAGAGCGAAAACAGGTTAGACAGTAGAATACGGAGGAGGAGCATATGATGGGTAGACACAGAGCGCCGGAAATGCAAGGGGACGACTGCGGGGGGTACGACCCCTTCACCCAGATCACCAAGCCATACGACTACAGCCGCCACGGCTTCAAACTATCGAAGTGGGAAACCCGCATCCTGCCAAGGGTGAACCTGTGCGTGTGGGTCGCGGATAAACAATTCGAGATCTATATGACCTACGCCGAGGGCGTCCAGGAGAGCAAGATCGACCTGCTGGAGGCGATACGGTCGCATATCGACACCTGGGAGGGGGACTCGGCGGGGGAAATGAACGATACGTTGGAAGCCTTGGAGAAGCTCGTCACTGGGCTGAATGACCTCATGGTCAAAGTTAGGGAGAAAAGTTCAAAACTGTCTGGGGCTATTTGAACCGGGAAATGAACACTCTCATTCATTTCCCAAAATCCATGAGAGTGTCCGTTTATTGGTCAACAACCGAATACGATTATTTATTGGGTGAAAAATTTGAGAAAAATTTTTGGGGCTTATAGTATACTCTAGGCCGCCTATTAGCGGGGGTACCCCCGGTCGTGTTTTTATTTGTGTGG